TAGTTCTGTTTATAGCTAGTAGTTTGACACTGATTGATTAAGGGGGGGCTACCTCCTGAATCGAGTCGTAATACACAACCCAAAAAATCGACAACAGGGTTAGCAAATTGACTACCTCACCTCACACGAACAACCTAAATCAAATTCTAGCACCCTACACGCTATTGAATTACCCACTACCCTTGTCATATATCATCTAAAAAAAGATAACGCCTTGTACACGTATAGAATTGGCTATAATCAACATTTTCGTGTCGTATTCCAATCCATAGTTCACCATATCAAAAAAATTTGAGTAATTTTCAAGCGAATTTGACTATCAAGCCCAATTGTCACTCCATTCTGCTCCAAGTTGCCCAGACTGCTCCCAAACAACCTAAAAAACATACGTAAACATACGCAAATACACACAAATACACGTCAAATACACACAAATACACAAGATGTGTATCTCCCGAAACGCTGATGGATAGGGGGCTGTAAGGGTAGAAAAACACAAAAACACAGCCCTAAAGACTAAATACTATTATTTATTAATAACTCGCTCTCTATATATCTCTATATAGCAAAAGAAGAAGACAGGACAAATTTCTTTCTAGCATACACGTTCTATCTTAGGGTGTATATATTTTTTAAAAATAAAAGAATGGATATTAGATGGATATTTTTCTATGAATAATTTTTTTTCTATGGAGATAATTTTGAAAAATTAATAGACTGTCTTAAGGAAAAATGTGTATCTGTGTATAAGTCATATAAATCAATGGGTTACGTGTGTATCTGACTGTGTATCTGATGTGTATCTGACTGTGTATCTGCCCCGTAGAATGGGGTTTTGAGAGGGGTTCGTAAGAACTTGAATCCAATATAAAACAGCTAAAAAATAATTGCAAGCCCCTTTGTTAAAATTAATTTTTTAATAACTTTATAATAAAACTTATGACCTCATAAATAAAACTTTCACTAATTAAGTTTATTACGAGTCATAAGCATTGTTAATACTAGCTAAACAACAAAATACCTCAAAGTGGCTTTGTTGTTCTTGGAGACTGTTTTATCTTCCTTAATGATTTCTCTTGTCACCATTTCTGCTAGCAACTTGGTACATTCATCTTTTGACATACGCATACGATTGCGGATTTTGCCGAATGTAGCTCCATCATCACCAATGATTGCAATGGCTCTGGCTAACTTGTCTCGTCCACCGCTACCTGCACCTTCCTTGTCGTTGGAGACAACTTTAATGGTCTTAATCTTGATGTCACGTAATACAAAAGCGTATGCCCATGTAATATGTTCCTCTGTGCGGATACCTTCCCCACTGGCTAAGATTAGCGAAAGTTTCAGTACTTGCTCGTAACCACGCCTTACTAAAGACTCATAACCATTGGTATTGGCGTAAGTCTCGGCTTGATTCCAGAATTCGTCACTGATTCTGTCTAACAACTCTAAGCCGCCTTTGGTTGTCTCGATAACAGTCCTGTTAGTTACTCTGTCTCCATCTTTAACGTCAACTGCGAGTTTGCGTAGACGTACAGCCAAACCAAGTGGTACAGGATGGACGTTACGGTGCTTGTTGATACGAGGATTGGTGTCTTCCTCGATAAACATGAATGCTCTAGCGATAAAACCGTTAGTCGCTTGCTCAAAGTCGATAAGTTCGTCAAACACTGTTGGTGTGGTGAATCCTATTAAAGATAAGAATGGATTAACTAAGCCAGACGATAACATTTCTATGTTTTTTTTAATTGATTCTGCTGTGCTAGTGTTTCCATCGTCCTCATAGGACTTCATCACTGCTAACAACTGCTTGGTGACTTCCTTTTTAACGTCTCCACCTAAATGGAGTTTACCATTCGCTTTTGAGTAAATCGACATAATGGTACTGATAACACCTTCCAAATACGATGCTCCAGAGCCTTTAGCGTTGACGATTTTAGACAGTAAGTAACCGAATTCGTCCACAGAGTAGATGTTTGCTTGTTGACTGCATAGGTTGCGGATAAGTTCTTGTTCTGACTTGATGTTACCTAGTATGTTTTTATGCATACCACCTGCTTCCATGACATCACTGACAGACTGCAAAATGGATTCCTTACCTGTTGACGAGCCTGCAACACCGAAAGCAAGTATGTTAGTGCTAGAATTTAAGTGGTCTGTATAACGTAACCCACATAATGAACCGACTGACATAAGTGCCGCACCGACCGCTAGGCGTTCTCTTGGATAAAGTGATTGTTGGTTAATCCAATCCGTGACTTCCCCGACAATACCGCATGGCTTGTTTAAGTCCACGTATGATGTGTCTATCACTCCTGTGCCACCTGCACCACTGTCGTTTTCTCCGCCCACTCCAACAATAGGCGTGTCTTCTATGTACTCGAAGGTGACAGGTGGTAAGTAACCGTTGTTTTCAGCATGGTAGATAAGTGTTCCTAAGCCTACAACAGACTGAGACTTGCCGAATGAATGCCATTTACGTGCTTTAGCGTCATAACCATCGTATTTATCAGACTGTGAACACCATTTATCCCAGATTTCTAAGCCACCACCATGTAATGACTCGTGGATAGCCATACCTATCTCAATCATGGATTCGTATTCGTCTGCAAGTGCTACTGGAACGTACTCTAGGAGTTTTTCGACTTCCTGCTCATCAATGTCATACGTCTTACCGTTGAATTCTTTACGAATCTTGCCTTTCCGTTCTAATAGAGCTAATAATTTAGGTGGAATGTCACATTTTGGTGCAGACAAGCTTCCTTTCTCTAATTGATATGTATTACCACTTGCATGACTTGAACCTAAACCTACAACAAACCCACTTGATTTAAAGTCGATACCTGCGTAGTCTTGCAACTTACCTAGATAAGATTTTTCCTCGTCTGCTTTGAAATAGATATGCCTACCACCACCACCTGTACGAACTACGAGCGATGACTCTTCCTCAAAGTCTATACCTGTATCTTTTACAAGCCTAGCGTAGGATTCGTCTCCACCGTTACGTGGGTCAATGTCAATAATCAAGCTTCCTTTACATAGTACGCCAAATCCAGTTTCAAACTGACCGATATCTAACATAACTTGGAGCTGTTCTTCTGACCAATCTGGTGTGTATTGCCAGTTTGACGATAATGGGTGTTTGTAAGTGGCTTTACATTCCATGTTTCCACAACCACAGAATCCACATACTGTTTTATGCAATGGAAATACTTTATAGCCTGCTTTAATATAATCTCTAATGTTTTGTTCAATCATTTTTATTTTCACCCATTGTCAACCATGACACGTCTGGTCTTAAATCATGTTTTTTAAACTTACCTTTGGTAACTGACTCTACTTTTGCCGCCATTTTTTTAGATATACGTCCACGAATCTGCCAGTTATTAACTACTTGTTGTGTAATGCCTAGTTGTACCGCCATAGTAGCTTTACTGCCATAATAGGCTAATAGCTTGTTAAACTCTTTCCTCATATCTACTTTAAGCTGTTCCTTTATGCTCATTATGTATATACCTGTATGTATGTTAAAATGTTTATATTTTTGTTTACAACGAAAGTCATTATATATATAAAAGAGTCTTTAGCAATATTCCTAGCGACAAAAATACAAATAAAAAATAAAACCAAAATAAAACCAAAATAAGTTTGACAATCGTTTTTCTACGCAATAGAATACATTCCAAGCATTAACGAAAACCATTTCATAAATGCAATACTCATAACCCTCAAGGAGCATAAAATGAGTTTATTAAATTCAATTAAGAAGCCAGTAGATAGACCAGTCATGGTGACAATCTGTGGTGAAGCAGGTTCAGCTAAGACTAGCTTGTCTGCAACCTTTCCAAATCCCATCTTTATTCGTACAGAAGATGGGCTTCAATCAATCCCAGAAAAAAACCGCCCAGATGCGTTCCCCGTTGCTAAGACAACCGATGAAGTTGTTGACCAAATTCGTGCATTGGCAAAAGAAGAACATGAGTACAAGACACTTGTTATTGACTCAGTAACAGCGTTAGAGCGAATGATTATTGATGAAATCGTAGCAGGCGATAAAAATAAACCAAAATCAATTAACCAAGCGTTAGGAGGTTATGGGGCAGGACTTATGGCTGTTGCCGCTGAACATCAAAAGGTTCGTAAAGCGTGTGGTTTTCTAAATGAGAACAAAGGTATGAACGTGGTGTTTATCGCTCACGCTGATACAGAGACAATTGAACTGCCAGACATGGACGCATACACACGTTATACGTTACGACTTGGTAAACGTAGTATTGCCCCATATACGGACGATGTAGATGTTGTGGGTTATCTGAAACTGCAATCGTTTGCAATCGGCAGTGGAGATAAGAAGAAAGCGGTGTCAGATGGTACAAGAGTTCTAGTTACTTATGCTACTGCATCTAACGTATCTAAAAACCGATACGGCATTGAAGAAGATATTGTATTTGAAAAAGGTAAGAATCCTCTTGCCGCATTTATTCCAACACTAAAAACAACTAATAAATAAGGAGACAGATTATGTCACTATGGAATTTTGAAGAAAAGCCAACAGAAAAAGCAACGGGTAGTTTTGAATCAGGCGGAGGTTCGTTTGAACCAATTCCAAGCGGAACTCAGCTAAAGGCTATTATTGATGAAGCAAAGTATGACAGTTATGAAGGTGAAAGTTACATTTCTTTACGTTGGGTTGTTATTGATGGTGAGTTCGCTAACCGTAATATCTTCCAAAAGTTAAAAGTGTTTAGCGAAGATGGTAAAAAACGTGATAAAGCACTTAATATGCTGTTGGCTATTGATGCTAATGCAGGTGGTGGATTGTCTAAGCTTAAAGAACCTACCGATATGGACTTAATGAAGAATCTTATTAGTAAACCTATGGCTATCAAGGTTGAAGTATGGGAAATGAACGACAAGTCTGGTAACTGGGTAAGTGCTGTTGCTCCAACAGGTGCGGAAACAAAATCACCTGCTTATTTAGATGATAATGACGATGTACCATTTTAGAGTTTGTCGATAAATAATAACAACCAAACCCTGTGTAATGCAGGGTTTAATGTATATATAAAGGTGCGTCCTGATTAACTTAAAAATAATTGGCTTAGTAAAGCTTAAGGAAGTTTTAGAATGAATTTTGAAGATGCGAGACCGCTTGCTACGTTTCCACGGAAAGAGCGAGAGATTTTAAAGCAATTTCAACCAAGTGAAAATGGTACTGACTGTACGTTTGAGAAGCTACCTAAACACGCTCAAGAGGTTGCATTAGAGCTAATGGCAACTGCAAAGTGCGGTAACGAATTGGTACGAATGTTAGACTCAGACCTAGATTTCAGGTATGAGATTGGATGTGAAGATATGGATATCTATCCACCAGAAGTTGATGCTGTTATGCGTTATTACAGGTATAGAGAGGATTCCTATGCCTAATAAAAAAGAACCAATATTTAAACGCACAAAAGATGGACGTGCTGTTATTAAGTTTTTAGGTGAAGCCAAAGGCAGAGTTGTTTTAACTACGACAGATAAGCTAGAGACAGGACAATTACTTGCGTATATCCCAAGGTATACAGACACAGAATGGTGGGACGATGTTGTATATAACAAGTCACGAAAACTTTTCGATGGAAAACTAATCTGGTGTTTTGAGAGTAAAAACGACCTAGTTGGTGTGGCTAAGTTCTATGACGCAGTTAATAATTGTACGTTTGATGAAGAAGGAAAGCGTGGTGGTAGTAGGTTTAAATACTATGACTCGTACGATGGAAAGATGCCTGCTTGGGCTTTAAAGGCATACCCACAATTGGAGATATAACAAATGGAACAACGAAGTAAAGAATGGTTTGATGCCAGAAGAGGATTGATAACAGGTTCAATTGCAGGAGCGATACTTGGGTTTGACCCATTCAGAAAGAAAGACGATGCAATGCGACAGATGGTTAGAGATTACTTTGGTGCTGAATCAGAGTTTACAGGTAACGTAGCGACTGAGTATGGAGTTCGGTTTGAAGATACCGCTAGAGCATCGTTTGAAGCAGAGACGATGCTTGATGTTACTGAGTATGGGTTTATCAAAAACGGCATATTTGGCGTATCACCAGATGGGCTTGTTGGCGAAGATAGTG